TTCTTTATCTATTAGCCCACGACCAGATAATCCGTTTAAAATATCTAAAATGCCAGTTCGCCTATTGTTCTTTAAATGAGTAGCAAGAAAATGTAAAACATTAGATGCTCTGCCTAATTTTTTCAATAAGGCTTCTTTATCTCTTTCATTTATTATTTTTGGATTACCATAATTCCCCATGGTAGAAAAATAATCGCCAAAAATATCTATCACATTTAAATATCTTGGACGCTCTACTCCCCACTTATCGGTACCATTAGATTTTGCTAAAGATGCAATCGCCTCAGCCGCCATTGTGGCTGGTGCAACGATTTCCTCTAAAGACATACTATCCATGTTTTGATGAACAGATGTTATATTTTTAAATAATTTATCGAGATCTGCCATGCCCTCTAAAGCATCGGTTTTAAAATGAGCTAAAGGATCATGCCCCATAGTAAGTGTTGCCGCTCTAAATTCTTCAGAACTTGACATTAATTTAAACATGTCCGCAATGTGTTTGCGAATTTCTTCTTTTGCTTTATCTTTAATATCAGCAATATTGGCGCCGGCAGATGTCTGCGCTAATTTTAATTCATATTTTCTGGCGACTATATGGATACTCATTATTATCCAAATATTTTAGAATTGTTAAATGCGGCAACCTCGTAAGACTCTTCCATGCCTCTTCTATAAAGAGGGCGACAATTACCGTCTTTGTCTTGATAGACCTTATGAGCAGGTAATCCAGTATGAACACAAATTGGGTGTTCGCTAGAAGCATTTTTAACCGTATGAGAGCAGGCGCTCTTTGGGGTAGGATCTTCTTTATTAGCTAATGCTTGCATAAAGATTTGGAAACCAGTAGCGTATGCTTTTTCGTCACCAGCACTTGCTAGAACGTTAAGAGCGTCTTCCGCTCTCGCATTATTACCTTCGTTAACAGCTTGTCTAATATTGTTAACCAAATCACTTGGCTTCAATCCAAATAATGGAGACGCAGCAGCTGCTGCCTTGAAGTCACTTTGGTTATTAACATATAATTCATTAACTCCTTCAGGACTAAATGGAGAAACTGAACCATTGCACAACATCAAGCTTGGCTTAGTAATTTTACCACCAGCAACCTTAACAGGAACCATAAATCCAACTCTACCAGCATCTAAAGACACGCTATAAAAAATGGTATTGTCATCACTCTTGGCGACTGTTACTTGAGTATTTTTATGACCATAACTAGTCAACTCTCTAACGATATGTTCTCTTGCAATTTTAACTTTATCAGCACCAAATTGCCAAGCGGCTTGACCGTATGGAGAAGTAAATTGTTTTTCGAAAGACATAAATTCATCATATTTTGGCAATTCAACATCTTGTACAGATGCTTCTGCAACTTTTTGTCCAACAATTTGGTTGGTAAAAAATTCTGATTTACCTTGTCTAGTCGCATTAAGTTTAGTTAATGCAAGTTCAGCGCCGCTAATTTCTCTATTTTCAGAGACAGCAGTGGTAAGAACTCCTAAAATGCCAGATGCATTGACTTGTAATTTATTGCCGGCAGAAGATGTTAAATAAGTTTTAATAGAAGTGTGATTTAATTCTTGTGGTCCGGTATTTCCCATAAAAACAGACGCCTCAACAATTTTATTATTGCGCGTCTCAACAGGAACATAAAAACTAGTAACGCCCTTTGGAGTTTCATAATCTGCTTTAATAATTAAAAACTTGTCATTACCAGCGTCTACCTTCAAAGAATTTGGTTTTAAATTCCAATCATCTAAAGTAGATGCAACCGAAGATAATGCTTTAGTGGCTAAAGCTTGAGAATACATTTTAACTGGCAAATGCTTATCAAATACGCTTGGTAACGCATTTGCTAAAACAGCATCGCCAACTTCAAATGGATTTAATTCACTGACAGAGTCGTCTCTGTTATAAATCTGCGGAGAAGGAAGAGCATCTACGGCACCAAGTTCATCTTGAAATAATTCTGCAAATTTAGTATTACGAGAATGAAGTTTAGCATATAATGCTTTCAATTCTGCTTTACGAATAAAAAGCGTATTATTACTTGCCATCTTACCAATTACTCTAGACATAGCTCCGATAGTTTGATCACCGGGATAGGCATTAACTGCTTTAACTAATTTAGCGGCTAGAATTGGTGTAGCAACTCTTTCATTGTCATCGATTGACTTTGTTAGAGAACCTATTAGTTGTTGTATTTTGTCAAGACTCATTTTAAACACCTATTCCGTAATGTTATACTAACTCCGGGTACTTATTTAATACCTCTTTTTTAGCTGATTCGGTTAGCTCATTAAGGAGAGCCTTTACTAATTTTTTATTAGCAGCTAGCTTAGAAGGTAAATATTCTTCTATTTTTGATAATTCAGAACGAGGAATACCTAATTTGCTAGATGATACTCTAACAAGCGGGTCTCCTTTATAAGAAACTTGTAAGTCGCCTGCCGTTTTACTGACCACTACTCCCCAAAGAGCGGCAACTTTTACCTCTTCTTCTTGGTACATAGCTACAATATAATCGCCATCATCAGCGCTTTGAACTTGCCATAAATCAGCAGAATTGTCGCTATCTTTAAAACGCACAACGTCAAAAGCTACAGTCTCAAGGCGATCTTTTACGTCACTTAACCTGTAGGCTCTCTTGTAGATTTTATTTTCTAAACCTGAGTAATCTAAATCAATTTTTGACATTACGTCTCCCGTTAAACAGAATGTGCCCTATTATACATAAAGAAATATTGATACTATTATAGATTTTATTAGTAGCATCAGGTAACCCCATGCATTAATTTTAATAATTCACGAGCCTCTTCCAAATCGTAATTAGACCCCTCATCGCCACAAAATCTGCCAGCTCTCTGTAAAAAGAACAAGCAAGCCCTTAATTCATTTAAAGAGGCATTATTAGGATTTGCTGCAACCTTATCCCATAATAAAGATAATTTAGTCAGGCTGCCAGCAAAATGATACCCATTAAATGTTAATGCAAATTCTGCAATTATGTCCCAATTTGCATTAATATCTGGAATTTCAAGTTTTTTATTCATTTTTATCTGCCCAAACCCTTTTGCCATCTATAATTTTCCACGACCTACCTTTATTTTTAGTAGATTTTCCGCGTGCGGCGTTGCCAATTTTTATTTTAGCCTCTTCCGTGTGCCGATACCCTAAACCACTTTGGTTTCCTAAAGCGTTTTTATTTCCCATATTTATCTTTGAAAGTTTTTGCCTTGTTTCTGGTTTAATTATTCTTTCAGATAAAGCTATACTAATATTTTTTCTATGTTCTAAAGAACATATTTTACCAGTATGTGATTTAGAAAGCTTATCTCTAGTTTCTAGAGATACTTCATGCCCCATTAATGTTTGAGAAACTTTTTGTTTCCACTCTTCTGTTTTAGGTGCTACCGAACCACCATTAGTTAAATTATAACCATTTTTAGAATTTCTACTATCATAGTATTTAATAAAATACTCTTCTGCCCAATTAATATCATCTTGCGTTTTACAACCAAAAATTACCTCAAAAACAAAATCGTCCAAACCATACTTAATCATTGCATGGTGGACGATTTGTATGGGTTTATTATTTACAACCGCTCTGCGATGGTCTGACCATCGTTTAGTGATATCTTTAGATTGACCTACATATACTTTACCGTTAATTTTATTTGATAATAAATAGATGAAATAACTCATACCTACTTATATATCCGAACGGTTACCATTTTTCTGCCCTGGCATCTTCCATCTTTTGGAGGATATCTTTAATCTTATCGTCGCCCTCAATAATCTTTCTAATCTTCTTACGGGCGCCACCATAGATTTTCTTACCATTCTTATAGTCAACGTTGCCATTCAAAGATTTAGTAATAGAGCTTTGGTTGACATTTAGCATCTTAGCTATCTCCATTTGAGTATAGCCATCCGCATAAAGTCTAATAACTTCTCTTTGTCTTGGGGTCAATAAGGTATCTACGACTCTCCAAAACTCTTTTTTTAACTGATCCTCTAAATCAATTAGGGTCTCATCATATGCAAAACCGCCGGTTAATCTATTATAAATAGAGTCTTCGTTACAAAATGCTTCCATCATATCATTTGAACAAACTGTTTCTAAAAGAACCCATTGGTAGCGATCTGAACGATTCTGTCTTTTATTTATAGTCATATTAACTCCTTAGAAATTTTGTCTTACATTTTGTAATTATTCTGTTGTAAATATATCAATAATAAAATTCTAAAAATTAAACTAAATTTTTTAGTCTTTAACGACGAAAGACATTGACGTATCACCACTTTTAGTTAAGTATTCGTCTATGTCTTTATAACTTTCTGGTATGTAAAAATTCTGAATATTGGCAAGTTTGCCAAACATATCGACAATTCGTTTCCTCCCTTTTTCGCCGGCTTCATCATTATCTAACAACAAAAATATGTTATTAGTGTATCTGCTAATGACAGAAAATTGATAGGCGGTCATAAAAGAATTGCCTAAAGCTACAATATTATTAAATCCTTTTTCCATAGCCTTAATAACGTCAAACTGACCTTCTACGATATAAACCATATTTTGGTCTAAAATAGCTTTTTTATTTTCATATAAACCAAATAATAAGTGTCCCTTCTTAAAATGCTTGGATTCTTTAGTATTTTTATATTTAGATAACTTTTTAGATCTTCTTTCTTCATCTGACAATAATGACCTACCCACTAGTGCGACAGGTTTACCATATACATCTTTAAATGGCATAATTAAAGGATGGTCTTCAAAATAACAGAAATTTATTGTTCGCGGACAAAGTGAGTCTTCTATTTCTTTTGAATATAGTAATTCATTTTTGCGGAGCATATCTTCTCCAACAATATCAGTCAGAGCGTTCAAATTATTAATTCCTGGAAAATACCCAAATTGAAACATCTCTTGACTTTCCGAAGTTACCCTTGAATTCACATAAGACTTAATTTCTTGAGCTTCCGGAAAGTTATCCATCAAATACTTGCAGGATTCTACTATTTTATCAAACATTCCATACTTCCTAACGTGGTATGTTCACACATCTTTATCGGTTGTTCTTAACTTTTCTTTTAGCATGTTTTTAAATATTGGGCTTAAATTATCAAGTGGCTTGGAGCACACTCCACAAACCACATCATCATTTACTATCTTGGGGCGCTCTTCTCTATTACATTTTGCACATTTAACAGCAAATGGCTTGGCGCTTTTCTGTTTAAATTGCTTTGACATCTTCATTTGATTTTTTACAAATGGAGTTAAATTAACAATTTCACTATCACATAGAGAGCAATAGACCTTATTATCAACTGGATTTAAATAGGGTTCTTGAATGCGACCACAGCCCTTGGTGGTGCAAAATGTTGAAAATGCCATTAGATTATCCTTTCAATTAGGTTTAGTTAGACTATTAATTAATATATTAATGTCCTCTGGATACTGTACGTCCAATATAATTTTTTGGTCTCCAGAACGATTTACTCCAAAGCGGGGCAAAATTACTTCATCCTTATTTCTGGATTTGGGCTTAATTTCTATTTCTTTATTTCCCATAATAGTATTAATAGTTTTTTTACAACCTTGTAAAGCTTCAAGTAAAGATATTGAAATATTAGATATAACATTCATTCCATCTAATATTAATCCAGGTTCCGGAGTTACACTTATGTGTAAATGCACGTCTGTATGCTGTTCCATTGGTCCGAAATTTCCAACGAAATGACCCATTCCGCCCAATCTTAAAATATTTGAACTTAATATTCCGCCAGGAATAGTAACATTAATTGAGGCTTCTGCATCTACCACGCCGCGTTGACCGCACGGCGCGCACATATTTACTTGTGTTTTACCATAACACTTGTCGCAGGTCTGTATAAAAACCATGCCGCCTCTTTGATTTATTATCTGCCCTTTGCCGCCACATTTATCACACCCATTATTAATTGGTATTTGTCCTTGCCCATTACAGTCTTTACATTTAGTCTTACGATTAAATTTAAGATCTTTCTGACAGCCAATTACTGAATCTTTAAATGATATAGTGGTATGAACATTAATATTATCTGCTTGATAAGACGTTTGCCTTCCAAATGGATTAAATGGATTATTAGCTTGTTGCCAAGACATCTCTTCACGATCGTTGCCTTTACCGGATGATACGCATTGGTAAGCCTCGTTAATCTTCTTGAATTTGTCTTCCGCGCCGGTTTCTTTATTAATGTCTGGATGATACTTTTTTGTAAGTTCGCGATACCTCTTCTTCGCCTCTTCTGGCGTAGAGGTTTGCGGAATTTCTAAAATTGTATAGGCTTCCTTGAGATTCATTTTTTCTTGACCTTAGGTTTCTTCACTTTGCGTATAATTTTGCCCGTCAGCACAAAAGCATAATATAGCGCCACGGCTACGCCGTCCGCTTTATCAAAACTTTCCACTTTGACTTTGCCTTTTTTATCATGCTCATAAGGAAATGTAATTCCTAAATGTTTCGCCACAAGCTCTGGCATATCTTCTTTTTTTGGCAAATCTTTATTTAATTTAAGTCCGTGCCGAATACTCATAACATTAAACAATTCAGGTTGCCTTTGTAAATAATCGTAAGATAATAAGCAAACCATTCTATTAAATGTAGTTAATACTACAACTGTAGTTGCCGTGCTTTTTGGCATAAACTTAATTAAATCTTCTATTCCAATATAATCTGGCTTAATCTTATCTATAATATCTATTAACTTATCCCTAGTATCAACAATACGTTCCATTATAGTTCCCTTCTTAGAGGGAGTTAAATAGTTCATAGAAATATATTTAGTAGTATTTTTAAACTCATCTATTTCTAATACGCAATATCCTATGGTGGAACTCGAAATATCGAAACCTAGCACTTTTTTCATACTAGGTAATATATCGATAAAAATAGAAAAGGACTCAAGCGTTAACTTGAGCCCCTTTTGTTTACTCTAATAACAACACTAGATTATTAAGAAGCGGATGGTGCTTCAGTATCGCCTGCATAAGCAGGAAATTCTGAACCCATTTCATCATCATCGGTCATGCTAACTGGCTGTGCCTTAGCTTTAGGAGAGGCTTTTGCAAGGGCTTTGCCAGTTGCGGCGGCTACTCCAGATAATGCGCCATCAACGACGCCATTAATCTTATCAATTCTCTTCTGAACATTTTCAGGAGTAAGGGGCGTGCAGCGTCTCTTGAGATCATCAAGGTCGGCATCATCTTTCAATTTCTGGTCAGCAGCCGACAATGGCTCCTTAGAAATTGGTTGAACAGAATAATAACCAGCGGCGCCACCATTCTTGTCTACGACAATGTC